GTGAATGCGGGGTTACTTGAGAATATACGCTTGGGGATGGTAACAAATAATTCAGAATTGGTCGGGGTAGGAAATGTGTTAGTTGGGATCGAAGCTTTATTGACTCCAAATCCTCCCACGCCTTTGACGGTGGCAGAAGTCCAAATAGAAAACGAAGGGTTTGGGGCTGCAAACGCAGCAGAAGCAGAAGTCGAAACGGGATTTTTTGCAAATTTGTGGAATAGGGCATTTGGTCTTGAGGCTGCGGTGGCCGCGGTGGATCCGGCGATATTCAATGTCGGTTTTGATGTTGGCACTGAGTCGTATAACGTCAATTGGGATCCACGAGACAAACCGTTTCTTTCTTCAATGGCAACCTTGGTGAAATTGATAATTTGTTGCTATGCGTTTTATCTTACTATCAGTTACATTTGGAATTGGTTTGAGAAAAAGACGGAAGTGCTTGCACTAACGAATTCAAGCGGAACTGCCGGGCAAGCAATTTTGGGGTCAAACTCAAACTTAATCACGTCGTCGGTAAATGCAACGGTGATAATGTCCTGTGTGATTATTTGGATCGGCGGGTGTGTGGCGGTGATCGCCGGGGCTTTGGAGTCTTCGGCTATTAGTGGATTTTTGGATGGTGACAATGTAATAGACGGGACACATAGCGCATATGCCAGCATGTAAGCGCAGCAGATGATTGTATTTCTAGACATGCTGATACCTACAACTTGCATAATTTCGTGCTTTCTAACGTATATGATGGTAAAGGTTTCGGGTAACACCCTTTGGATGGCTTGTACAACGATGATTAAATACGCAAACGCATGATTGAAGTAAATAATTTATCCGGCGAATCAATCGTGTTGAACGTTGATGGCCTTTCTTATGTTCTACCAGATGGAAAAACTGACTTGCAAGTTGTTGACGGGGCTGCGTTCACGGTTACCTTTAATGATGGCGGAACGGGTGGCGGCACGGGGACGGGAGATGGCACTGGAGATGGTACGGGAACCGGCGATCCTCCCCCTAGCGGCGGGACAACTTTTACTGAGTATGGGGATTTGACAATTTGGGATGACTCGTGGTCTTTTCAGAGTACTGAGGCTCCTTCGTTCTATTTCATGGAAGGGTTTGTTCTTGGTGTTTTGGTGTTCGGAACTGCGTACATAATCCGCATAGTTAAGAACATCGCTCGTCAAAGCCCGGAAGTGTAAAAGTTCACTTCCACGCAGTTTGGAAGTTAAATGGTTTTCATCTGCCCTGCCCGGGCTAGGGCTATTAGCATCCTAAAAACAACCCTGTTTTGGTTTGTTGTTGTTTCCCCTCAATGCTGGTTTCTGGTTGACTTTGTCCGGGCTTTTTGATTCTCATCCCTGCGGGGAATGGCAATTCATTTTGTAACAGGACGCCCGGGGGCTGGCAAAGGGCTTTACACGATGCGATTGATCGTTGAAGAAATTCGGGGATCAAACCGCACCATCGTCACAAACTTCCCGATCCTCAAAGACAAGCTCGCTGAATATCTCCATGAAGAGTACGGAGAATCCTTCGACATTCTCACGCGCTTAATTCTGATAGAATCTAAGGAGGAAATTACAAACTTCTACCGTGTTCGGAAGTCAAAACCCGACGGCTCTATTGACCTCCTTGATGTCGAACTAGACAGCAAAGGCAAAGCGGTATCCTATGACATCGACGGGGCACAGGATGGCGGCGTCTTCTATGTTCTGGACGAGGTTCATATTGTGTTCGGTGCCCGAGACTGGCAGGAGATGGGGCGGGCCGTTCTGTTCTACGCATCGCAGCATCGCAAGCTTGGGGATGATGTGATTTTGATTTCTCAAGCTCCCAAGAATGTTGACTCTCAATTTCGTTCGATCGCTCAAGATTTTACCGTTCTGAGGAACCATGGAATGGAGAAGTATATGATTTTCAAGCAACCGAGCATGTTTGGTCGGGCAACATATCTGAACATGCCAACAGGCACACGGGACACGCCGCTTGAAACGTCGTATTTCAAACTACAAAAACGGCAAGCCGATTGTTACGAAACCGCACGGGGCGTAGGACTCGGGCCGAAGGATGGAGCAAAGGCGGACAAGGGAAAAGACAAGCGCAAAGGTATCTCAATATATTGGATCTTCCCGGCGTTTGGCGTCATTGGCTATCTTGTTTATCTCGTCCCGACATACTTTGCAAAGACGGCCACAGAGGTGCTTGTGGGGACAAAGGAAACAACCCTTGCGGCTGTTGAGGAAGTGAACAAGGGGCAAGGTAACAACGGGCAAGGAAAACATATTGACAAGGTAACAACAAATCGGGTAAGGGTTCCGGTATCCGTTCGGCGGGTAACAACAAATGCGGTGGATGGCATGGGACTTGCTTCTCCAACCAACACCGTCGAACGGGTTAAAATTTTAAGCTTTCGCCTTATCCCGAAGGAGGGCGGGTTTGATTTTACGGTAATCGCGGAAGATGGTAGGTTCTACTCATTGGAAGAGAAAACGCTAAAGAGTGTGGGGGCCGAGTTCGTAACAACAGAAGATGATGAAAAACTTTATTTCAAAAATCGTTTTAACCTGCCTTCTATTCTGCGGGATATTGGGCGCGGCGGATCAGGTGGGGCAAAAAATTGATCCTCGAACAAACAAAAAATATCGTCCGGTTCCGTCAAAGAAGCTCAGGCCCAAGGTTGCCATAGTCTGCATTAAGTGCTGCGATTTCAACGGTGATGGCAAGGTGAGCATGGCAGAATTGTCTGCATGGAAAAAACTCAATCGGCTTAAGTAGTAAACAAGTTGTTGACACGCTTTCTGCATATAACATATACAGAGCGAACCGCGCCGGAAATAACCGGTTAATAAGAATGGGGCAAAATGGGGAAGCGACACGCAAACGAGCTTTTGATACTGGCAAAGGAAGTTTTCCCTGTCGATCCGTGGGATTACTCGCATGTCGTTTTCCACCTTCATAACATCGGCAAGCTTTCGCAACGGGACATTTCACATTGGATGAATGCGAACGGCGTTGCAATGGGGCAAAACGTCATCTTCCAAATACTTCAATCCAAACGCAAAAGTGAAGAGCTTCAGGAAATCGAATCTGCCAAGATTTTGGGCAACCGGGTCTTGGAAAATAGAGAAACAAACTTTGGCGGGTTAACTGCTGAGGAATTAATGAAGGGGTAAAAATATGACAATAACAGGATTAGTAATAACAGGGGTGATCGAAGGTCAACGGGGCAAAGATCATCCGGACGCGGGGGCTGCAATCAAAAAGGTGCAGCTACTTGACGGGAGAGCCGAAGGAACATTTTGCAAAAAGTTCTTTCAGCTCACAATGGAACCATCCGAATTTTCCGAACTCGGATTAGGTGCTGGGTCGAACGTTGACTTAGTGGTTTCTTCAATCTTCTTTAATGATCGGGACACGTCTACGCTTTATTTGGGGGGGACGATTGTCCGTTGAAAACAATTAGTCTAGCACCAGAAACGCACGTCTTGCAAAAGGTCAATTGGGACTTTTGGGTAACTCTTACTCATAGATGCGAGAGGGATCTTTGCTCATCCATTTTTGCGGATGGGGAAGCAAAGGGGTATCGCATGGGTAGATGGTGGGAAGAGATACCCAAGCATACGCAAGGCGTGCGTTTCAACCGCTGGAAGAACAAAGTTCAGAAGAAGTTAAGGCTGCCGTGGGAGTCTTTCATATGGGCAATGCGGCTCGAGAAGGGGCGGGGCGGCCGCGATCATTTTCATGTATTAGTGCGTTTGAATCAAAGACGAAAAGTGAACCGGAGTTCGGCGTTTTGTATGCGCGCACTTTGGAAGGACGGTGGAGCAGTGGCAAAAGTAGTAAGTGCGGTCGGGCTGGAAACGTATATCGCAAAGGTGCAAAAAGACTATGAAGAATCAAGGTTCAGCACAGAACCATATCGCTCGGTCGTATTAAGTCCCTCGTTGTCAGAACATCTCAAGAGGGACTTTAGAAACTCATATGGACGCAGCTCCGGCACAATGCCGGCACTCCCGTAATCAGGGTGCGTTAGATGTTCATGCAGGGAGCCGCGTGCACGCGCCGCTAGGCGCGGGCATGCGGTTACTTGATGGGATCGGTGTGCCTAAAAATAATAATCAACAATTCGAATTTGACTTTTCGCCCATACAAGATGTGGAGGCCTTCGGGGAAATCAGGAAAAAACGCGTGGCGTGGGAGGCGGAGCAGGATGAAAAGAGAGATAAAGAGAGGCGTATGCATTTACGCCAGGCATCGCACCAGAATCATTTGGGGTTCGAGGGTTTAAGTTTTAGTGATTGGGACCCGGGGCAAAAATTTATGAGAAACCCGAAAAGGGGCGTTGAATGAACGAAATTGAAAACAGACAGGATTTCATTATGGCGAACATTTTAGAAGCTGGGCTAGTGCGTGCGATAGATGCTGCGGATTTCATCGGCGTTACTCCTTCAAGTTTTCGGCATACACACGAACCGCAACTGATGGTGTACAAATACAACGGAAAAAAGTTCTTTTCCTTTTTAGAAGTCTTTGAGCATTCATTGAAAAATGACTTAAATTTCAATAAAAAAACAGTCGCGGAAATCAGGGAGGATCGTAAGGTTCAGCATGTCAAGCGTCTTGACTTAATTAAACGAAACCTCGAAAAATGAAAAAGATTAAATATATCCTCCCCATGGGTTTGGTCGCGTCTGCGGCTAGTACCTTCGCCGCTGCTTCTGATGATGCCGCTGCTTTAGTTCTTACCGCCGAAACGGTGTTTGGAACTGTGGCCGCGTTGTCCGTTACGATGATCGGTTTTTATCTGGTCGTGCGTGTAATCAAGGGCATCCGCAAGTAGTTTGTCAGGGAAGCTCGTAAGAGTTTCCCCGACTTAACATTGGGGGCGGCGGGATACCCCTCCCGCCGTCCCCTCTTTTTTGAAAGGATCGAATTATGATTGGTGGAAAATGGTTTGCGGGTTGGTATGAAGAGCCTCACGAGGACGAGCTCGAGGAGTTGATGGAGGACAATGATTGGGACGATGATGACGAGGACGAGGATTGAATGGATTATGGGCAAGCGATTCTCATTGTGTGCGGCTTTTTTACTGCTGGGGCTATTTTCCGAGCAGCTTCGGGCCGCTAGTGGTTCTATTTGGATTGAGAATAATGCGTTATCGGTAAACCTCCGATGTCGCGTTACGAATTACGGATATGACGATGTAGTACACGCGAATGTCACGGCGGATTCGGTTGTAGTTGGGTGGACCGATGACAACGTCACAAATTTAGACGTTTACGAATTTTACGTTTTTGACGCTTCGGACACTTTAGAAGAAAACGTACTCTTTTATGCTTCGGTGTCCGGGCAACAAATTCTTTTGGCGAGTCTTGCTGGCGAAGTCGTTCATGTTTCCCTTTCAACGGGAATGAATGAAACATCCATCGGCAGAATCATTCTGCAAAACACTACGCAAGAGTCGGCCTCATGGAACGGCAACACCGTTTACCCTGACAGCACGAATGCCTTTGTGGTTCCACAGGGTTCTTATGGTCTGGCAACTTGGGGCGAAGTGGTAAGGCCTTGGGGATCGCTGAGTTCGACGCAGCTATTACAGCCGATAGAATTTTCTAATATTGGAACGATAACTGCTGATCTTCAAAAAATGCTTTGGTTGCACAATAACGGGGCCGAGCAGTGGGTTATTTATAATTGGGATGATCTCGGTAGTCAATGGGTCTACGGATCCATAGGTGGTCAAGGGCAATCCTCT